CAAATAAAATGATCCCCCTGCCATTGCTGACAGAGGGACCATGGGGTGCACAGAGAGGAAAAGGAAAGGAAACTCCCTATGCAGCAAACTCTTGGTCGACCCACTCTTGGCGACGAGCATCAGCACGCTTGTTGTATGCATTCGCTTCGACCTGCTGATTGGTGAAGTCGACGATGTGGGTCAGTTCGTCCACACCCTTGTCTGCGATGTCCGCGAGACATGCAGAGAGATACCCGAGAACGAAGGAGTTGTTGCCATCACCGAGAGTGCGGAGATTGACGAACAACTGGTCGACCAGATCCTTGGTGGAGTAGACACGAGTCACAGCAGGGTGGCAGTAGTTTACAGAATCAGTCATAATTACATGCTCCAGTAGGTTTCAGAGGAAGGATCGCAAGCGAGAGGAGTATTGACAGGGATCTTTACTTCCTTGCCAGACATCAGCGAGGTGACGGTCTTGGTGGTAAATTGTCCCAGATAGAACGCTTCAGCGAGAGCATCGCGCTTCAGACGGTGGGCATTGACCATTTCATTGCCATTCTTCATCACGAGGTAGACGCCATTCATTTTTTCAACGGTAAACATAATCAAGTTCCTTTTCTTAGTATTACCATTCTACCCCAAAACGTGCCAGAAGTCAACACTTTTCTTGCTTCCCGACAACTTTTTTTTGTGCGGGTGTCGCGGTCAGTGGCGAAGTGTGAGTGGACTAAGACGAACCTCGACACACCCCGACACGCCCCATTTCACTCCATTCGATTCAAGAACAGGACTATGCGTAATTTACACTAAATGTTAGTGAAAATCACTAACTTACTCCAAACAGTTCATCTAATGCTATTTGCTTCTCACTAGGAATTCTTTCTATTGGGTATCTATTCCCTGCAGGAAATCCGATATATGCATTCAGTTTATTGAGAGTGTTTCTCTCTTCCACCCATGCCTGCATCTTATCATCATCATTTAGCATATCATACGTCCAGTCGTCAATACGCTTCTGTAAATCATCAAATGTTCTAGCAGTCATTCTGTTAGATCTTTCCATTCTTGCACGGATATTCTCTCTTTGGTTCTCATAAATTCGTTATAGATTTTTAGTTCTTCTCGCAGATCCTCCAGAGAATATACATCGTTTGGTACATGCACATCCTCTACTACTGCGGTATCATCTATCCGAGTGTTCGTTCTGGGAGACTGAGACAGTTTACTTCTTGGAATATACTGCTCGAGATCGTAGAAGTCAATGATTCGGAAGTTGCATCCTAATAGATTATGCATATATGGACGAGAGTGCAGGATATAGATGGTGTTCGGGAAGGATTTGGAGAGTGGGAGAGAGGATTTCACTCGATCTAGAGGATTGCGAAGGACTACTACAGGATTATGGTGCTCCTTCCAGTTGTCTATAGTGTATTCAGTTGAAGTATATGGAGCAATTCCGAAGTAGTGGTACATGTTTGTGTGTCCGCAGCGAGTTTCTGCCATCACAGCAAAGGTGTCCGTGCAGAACAGGAACATATCAGTCTATTACAAATGACCAGAGAGATGTTCCAGAGTAGAACGTCGCCTGTTTGCCCAGCATTTCTTCTAGTCGGTTTACATTCAATTTTACGTCTGGGAACATGCTCAGATAGTCATGTCCGCACAGTAGACCACCACTCTTTAGATTCTTTAGTGCAAACTGGATAATCTCCCAGTCATTGGGATTCTTATGTGCTGCATCGATAAAGAATATATCTGCAGGTTTGTCTACGTATCTCGAGTATGGGAAGTATGGGCAGAGGTTTAGAATGGGAGTGATGTTGGGGATATCCTTGGTGTTCTCTTGGAACTGCGGATAGAAATCTGCACCCGTAGATGGATCATAGAATGCATCCACGCAATATACATTCACGGAGGGATCGCAGGACTTTGCCCACGCGATTGCACTGCGTCCATACAGACTGCCGACCTCTACGATGACTCCATTCTCTGGGACTGCACTCGCCCATCTCTCGATGCAGCGGAGTTCACTCTCATTCATGTGTCCGTCAATTGTCGTATCATACATTCTTCAACGCCTCCTCTGCTATATTTGCACAGGTGTATCCGTGTCCATGTCCGTGTGAGTGTCCAAATCTCTCGATACGCTCGAGCGCATCTTTGTATCGCTGGAGAGTCTTTTCCGTCTCATTCATGTCAGATACCAGACTTCTTTACCAGATCCTTGTATCCACGCCACGATGGATGGATTTTGTCAGGTTGGACGTAGGAAGTAGAGATAGTGACATCATTGTATTGTGCAGCAATCTGCTTTACGATGGCATTTACCTTGGGTTTACAGAATCCGCTGTTACATGGAGGCATAATCCATACGACCTTCACGGAGCGAATACGATATCGAATCTTCTGTAGTTCTTTGAAGGTATTCACACCGTTGTGGTCGTTGGTGCCCAGACTGATTACTACAGTCTTTGCCTCGAGTGGAGTGCTACCCCAGCGTTTGTTCCACTGCCAGGTGTTGAATCCACCCTTGGAGTAGGATACGCACTCAGTGGGTGCAAACATCTTGGTGCCAACTGCGATACTGTCACCCATAATTAAACATTCTAACATAATATATTTCCTTTAAAAATGATACTCAACCCAGTAGTAGGCAGTCTTGCCACTAGACCATGTTACCTTGCTGCCGCGATATCGTTTATACGGAACCAGCGGTGATTCAGTTGGTAGTGGTAGTTTCTTCCACTCTTTCTCTGTCATTATTTTACTCCGAACAGTTTGTCTAATGCAGTCTGCTTGTATGTGTCTGCCATGTGCGCATTGAGCGCATCACCTAGATTTTCAGTGTATTCATCGAGGATGACATAATCTGCCGACCTACCTTGGATATGGTGCGACTGATTCTTGTAATTCACCCATGGATCATCATCATAGTGTCCCATTAGATGCTCTGACTGTCACGGTTTTCGTTCATGCGCTTGATGTCAGCAGCACGTTGCTTCTTGAGTTCTTCCGCAGTGGCAACTGCATTCTTCTGCGTGTCATATTCAACCAGTTCAGCACTGGTCATGTTGGACTGTAGATCTGCAATGATAGACTGGAATCGTTGGACTTCGCTGCTCGTAGGAGCATAGCGAGTGACCGACTCGAGTCGAGTCTCGGCGAGTCTCAACTTATCGAATGCATTAAACGTTTCGGCAGTTTTGGTGTTAATCATAATATCAGGCATAATCTAGTTTCCTATTCAATCTTAGAATTACCATTCTACCCTATAATTGGGCAGAAGTCAATAGTTTTCTTCACGTAATGTCAATCTGCACACGCTCAACTTCTGCCCATGGGTCGCTGTGGTTGAACATACCATCTTGGTCGAAGTAGTGTGTTTGCATTTCGAGTTGAACCTTTACAACACGCATTATCCCATTGTCATCTGTCTTGACATATTCCACCACACGGAATTCCTGCCTCTCGGGCATAATGATGGGAATCGGCGGGAGTTGGACAGGTGGTTGGTATGCCCGACGCAGAGGTCTTTGAGTCATCGCTTGTTCTTCCTTTGTTGTTCAATGAAATCTTTGTTACCGACCCATGTGTATGCCTTGTAACGAACAGAGTTGTCTGCGTGGTCCATCTGTTTGGTGAACGAGAAATGTCCATCTTCCATCATCTTCTCTGCCAACTTACCAGCAAGTTCTTTCTTGAGATAATTTTGCAAATCTCCCTCAGACATACCAGATGCGAGAATCCAATCAAGATCATACTTCATGGTATAGTCTAGCAGTTCTCCAGATAGATTATAATCGTATTTGATCGGAGCAGCAGTGATTGATCCGCCCGAGATGCCACTAGACGGAATACGAAGACTGTCCCAGTCCATTGGTCTGAAATTGCTATTGTTATTGTCAATAATTGCCATTATTCTTCAACCCATTCAATCTGGTGTGATGCTACCACTCGCTTGTGGATATTACCACCATCGTCCTCCAGAACAAGTGTCACTGCGGTAGAGTTTACCCGATTGTTCAATGCATGCACGAAATATACCTTGCCTACATCTTCCCAATCGTCACTATTAATCTTGCATCTCATGTTCTGCCTCCGTATCTACAATATGCAACAGATTAGGTGCAGACGAGGCAAAGAATGCTCGATTAAACTGTTGATTGATTGCTGTGTAGTCTGATGATTTTTGTCGCACTACATACTCACTGCGACTGTCATCTGTCCATCTACGTAACTCATACCTCATTGGAAACTCCATCCTCTATCAGTAAATTTCTCTATTCTCTTTGTACTTAAATGGTTTGCATGCTTTGGATTCTTAATCAGCGTCTTGCTCTTGATAGCATCGTACTGCTGACGAGAGATAAACAACTGCTGCGTTACCATATCGAAGTATGGCATACAATGCACAAAGTCGAAAGTCTCGCGTTGTTCCTTACCAGTCATGGTGATTACCTGCAGTCCATTCTTGAACGTAATTGCATTGGGAGTAACTAACTTACCCTTCACCTTTATCTCTGCTATGTATCCAGGAGTAACTCCTGCGACCTCGTTGAGAGTCGGAGTGTCGCTCATTACGAACCTCTCGGCAGCCTGAGCAGTCACAAAATCCTTTAGGTAGACGTCCCAGTCATGGACTTCTTCATATAGGAATAGAGACGCGAAACATCCACCAGTCAAGATAGATTCTTTGAAATATGGATAGGTATCGGTTGGTAGGTCGGATAGTAGTTCGCGCAGTTTCTTCTGCGCGATATCCTTCACGGACTCGATTTCTTTACGTTCAGCGTCAGAGAATGTAGCGATCAAAATAATTTCCTTCATAATATAAACACATTCTACCGTAAATTGGTGGAAAAGTCAAGCGATATTTGGAATAAATCCGAACGTAGATGTTTCTTTTTTGATTGTCGCTGGGATGAGTGCATCTACCAGACTGTTCATATTGAACACCTGCGGAGCGATGAGTGTGATGACATCACACGCAGTAAATGGATTCTGCCCAGACAGAATCTTGACGATCTTGTCGATGCAGTTAAATACAGTGCCGACGATTGGGATTGCCTTGACAAATCCAGGAGCAGCATCGATGAGAGCATGTATCTGTGCAATCAAACTACCGCGGAAAATGCGTCGCGCCTTGTCGATGTAGTAATCGAAGGCATCCTCCAGTTGGTGGAACAGATATTCCTTACCGAAGTGCACCTTGTTCTTCTTGAGTTCAGTCGATATATCGCTTATGCCAATCATACTACCGACGCTACCGAGAAATGGTATACTGATGCCAAGCACTGTATTGATGCCATCATCCAATAGACTCTGCGCTGATAATATCTTGTCGTTGATCTGTTGCTGCGCTTCTTCCTTCGCAATCTCGGATAGATTACCGTCAGCAATGGACTCTGCTAATGTCTTTGCGCTGGTAATCTGACTGGCGACAGATGTCTTAATAGAATCAAGAGATGCCTTGATGGCAGTCTCGATAGCAATTGTTGGATCGACACCACTTAGCACTGCCTTGATTGCAGTACCAATAACTGGGATATTCTCTAGCAGACCGACGATTGCATTGATAGCACTACCAATCCAGTCGTTGAGAGTCTTATTCAACCAGTCTTGTGCCTTCTGCCATACCTCTTCCGCAGTCATCTCTGGAACATTAACGCCAAGTTTACCATCAAATCGATACGACAATCCAAGGATAGATGCTGCTGATGTAATGTTGCTGGCAATTGCTGCCTTGATGGTAGCATTACCAGATGGCGTGAACATGTCACCAACTACAGCGCCTGGAGCAAATGGTAGTGGTATATCGAGGGGTGTTGGTATACCGAGAACACCGATGATCTCAGTCAGAATCTCGACAACCTTCTTCTTGAAGAATTGCTCGATGTTCTTGTGGATCTCTCGTGCCCGATACTTTGCCTCCATCTCTTTCGAGTGCAGGACAGAAAATGGTCGGGGAGATAGGAATGATTGGATTTGGTCGATTAACTCCTCGACCTGCATCATTTTGTCCAGCACATCCAGCACTTGCTCTGGTGCCAAACGCTCGAGTGCAGTTGTCAGGTTTGCAGCATCAACAGAACTGATGTATCCCTTCGTTCTGATTATAGTACGCTTCTGGTTAGAGATGTCATCCTCCGCAGCGTTCATTGCTGTTGCCAACTGGGATTTTATCTGTCCTGGAAGTTGCGAGACGCCTCGGAAATACTCGTTTAGATTTCCGAGCGACAAATCTCCTCCTGCACCTGCACAGTCGAGATTAGATACGATGGGGAGTTGGATCGTTACTGTCATAAGAGATATTTATTCCTTATTCATAAGACTCTTATGTATTTCCGCCATACGAATTATGAGATTGGCAACAGCAAGTACGAAGCAGATAGGAAGCATCGCAAAGAAGTTGGTCTGTCCAATTGCAGTACCAACGATAATGAAGTGTGCAGCAGCAATTCCTAGCGCGAGTAGGACTGCGTCTGCCACAACCTTCATGGATAGATTAACAAACATCATCGACCGACCAATATATCTAAACCACGCTCCTGCCAGTTATCGCAGATATCGTTCGAGTGTTCCCAGAGCATATCGTAATACTCGTCGCTGTCCTCTTCCAGTTCCTCGAGAGCAGGAACCTCGCGTCGAATCATTGCTTCGATTTGGTCAGAGTCTAAGGATGAACCAGTGTCTCCGAGAGCAGTGAAAATGTGGTATCCAATGAAGTTCGGACACTCATCCTCGTATTCGATCTCGAGTCTTGCATCAGGATCGATTGCGATAATCTGGTCTGCCATCCACTGAACAAAATGTTGCGGCCAGTCCCATGCGCTAACTACACGCACGCAATTGTCCCATACCGTGTCAACATAGCAATACTTAGATCCGATGTTTTCCAGCATCCAGTCCCAAGTGATGTCTTCCTTGGCGACATCGAACAATGAGGTTACTGATGCGTGCGGATCAGTATCTATCTTGGCAAACCACTGATTGACAAGATCCATTGCCTGTTCGTTGCAAACGAAAGCAATTCTAGTAGTAACATTATTCGCCATAACAATCTCCTTATCGTATACACACAGTATACTTCATTTCAGGAGAATTGTCAAGCCATTTTTGAGTAATTTTGTGAAGTTTTTTTGAAGCATGCCCATGCTGCTTCTTGGAACTCGTCTGTCATATGAGAGGAGAGTCCATACTTATCGACTGCGATAGAGATATCTTTATACTTAATCTCGCACCAGCGCCATACATTGTCCTTGACATATGCATCGTAGTATTCGTTGTCAATCACGTAGTCGTGTGCCATGATAATATCGTCTGTCTTCAGAATACGAGAAAACAGATTAAACTCAGCAGGTTTATTACCGCCATCGCATAGCACGAGAGTCTGTCCATCACTCTGAATGTAGTCAAAGATGCGATCCAGATCCTCGAATGCATCCATTACTCGAACATCGACACCTCTGTTGCGCAGTCGATCTGCATGTTGAGTTTCTCTAATGTCATATGTGATGATTGGGGTATCACGGACCTCTGCACCGTTGGTAAAAATGATGTCTGTAAGTGCAAGTGTGAGTCCACCCTTTGCAGTACCAATCTCTAGGACGCGAGTGATGTTCTCTTGTGCAAATAGTTTATCAAATGCAGCGTAGAAGTTCTTGTTCTGTTGCGTGAAGATACCATTATAGATGCCACCACCCCATTGGTGCTTCCAGTTGGGAAACTCTGATTCGAATGCTTCTTTGGGAATTTCAAACGCCATCAGAATCCTCCATATGACCAGTGGACGGTGGAGTAACGAATACCCGACGTTAGTTCATCCACTTGGTGTCTAATATATGAGGGAAATACTAATAGATCCCCCTGATCAAAATCGAATGATGCTCGTTTCTCGTCCACTGTCAATGCAAATTTACCACCTTCGAAGGAACCACGATCAGAGAGCAGCACGATTGCGCTGATTTTTCTAACTGGTCGAGAAACGTGGTTGGCATAATTTGTCGGGTAGATAATGTCGTGGTGCATCTTAAATTTACCACCAGCATTGTAACGAATGAAGTTGTTCTCACTACAATGCTCGAAAATATTGATGTTCCACATCTCTTCGTTGAGTTGTGCAACTGCTTGTTTAACTTTAAGACAATATGGATTTGTAGGATTAATCATGCACTGCTCAGAGGTGCGTGCATCGTTGACTCCAGAATTATATCCACCAGTGGTTTGACTTGGGGCGAGAGGTTTCTCGAGTTGCTCTTTAATAAACTCTTCTGCCTCTTGCTTCATATAACCACGCCAGATAAAGGCAGGACCAATTCTCTCAAATGCCATCAGTAATATATTCCCTTGAATGCTTCTACTGGAATCTCTCCTTTAGGAATGCGATCATTCACATCGTGTTCCAGGGTGTCCAGTGCGTATTGTGTAATAGATGCTGCCCATTTTTGTTTATCTCCCAAGGCAGAGGTCAAAATATTTTTGGAGATAACTTGGAGGAATGAACCGATAGCAATTAGATCCTGTGGATCATCGCAATACTGGATAGATTCACAGATAAAATCGTCAATTTCCTCTATCATAACATGTATTTTCTCTCTCTTCTCAGAGACAGTTAAACGTCGATGCTGACGAGATGGTATGTTTTCTTCGTTCATGCATCTATTTATTACCCGTCAATACGACCCAATCTGTGAATCAGGTTAGAGATAATTGCCACATCTGGATGCGGGTCTCGTTCGCTGACACCTTCTGTTCGCATGCACTCGATAAGATACGAGTGCAATGCACGCTTAATTACTGGATAATCTGTTGGTGCGAATGTTCCACCTTTTGCTTCTTTAACCATTAGTCCCATAGTCCTCTAAAGTAGACACCAAACAGACGGGTGCCATTGTCAATACGCTTGTTATGTGCCTTCCATCCCTCAACATTGAGGACACCATTTTTGAAGTAAATATCATCGTTACCATCTTCCACCATCTGTTCGAATGTCCATATCATTTCATCCATGACCCAGTCCCAACGCTTGTGCCAGTTGCTGTCAGTTTCAAACTCATGTCCTGGATCTTCGGAGGCAGCAAAGCGAAGTTCTTCTGGAACATCTTCATCTGCCACGGCAGGTGAACCATGCTTGGTTGCCTTGAGTTGCTTTAACATAGGAAGAATAATCATAGCAAGAGTATCGTCCATACTCCATGTGTCATATGGGTCGATACGAATCTCGACTTTCCTCTTATTGAAAAAATATGCGGATATTTCGGTAATTGGTGTATGCTTATCCAACCATTCTCCGAATGCAAAAACTGCATCATCGTCCTTGTCTTTCCAGAACAGAATCTTTTCTGCAATCTGGTATGGACCGAACCAACGTGGATATGGACCAATGTTAATCTTCACGAGAATTCTTCGAAAGTTCAGTTAGATACGGATCTTGTCCCCAGTCAAGTGGAATATCCATACCATCGAGTGATTGTGCGATCTTGGTGATGCCATAAACTGCTAGTGCGGCAACACCAAACACTGCAACATAGGGAATCGCTTCAATTGCCTTGTCCTTTAAATCATCCTTGGTCATTGCCATCAATTCCTGGAAATATAGTGCTAATGCGGGACAAACCGTAATCTTCTAGTTGCTTGTCAGTGCAATACCATGACAGTATAACATCAACTGCATCGATATGCTTCTGAAGTTCGACGTTTTCTGCCTCCTGATCATCCCAGTTAAACACACCACTACCACCAATCATAAGATCATTAACCCATGACTGGCGACAACGAATCAGTTCGTCTGCGACAATGCGGTCGACCTGCTCTATATCAAGTTCTACAGTATACTTACTCATCTTCATTTACCTTCTTATAACGATTGAGAGACCCATCTGCTTCGACTACCATAATCTCGCCAAGATTTTGTGCCATTATACGTTGCTCGCCTTCTGCTACGATGTGTTCACGTTCGCGCAGAGTGCGCATGACTGCATTGGCAATACCGAACTTGTTGCGCCCAGTGTCCATAGCATTCTGCGCTGCCTCTGCGCATTCTTTGTAGACGTCGTCGGGTAAAGACCACGAGATATCCATCGCATTACCAAAATCACCTACGCGACGCAGATACTCCTGCCCACCATCTACTGAAACAGCACCACACGTGCATGTAACAAAATCGTGGCGATGCTTGGAGACGATCTTATCCCCGCAACTCAAACATAATACTGCATTCTGAACAATCATGATGAAACTTTCTTATGGACCATAGTAATGTGCTTACACTTATTATGGAAATTGAACCCCGTGCAATCACAAACCCATCCACTCGGAGTCATAGTGGTATGGTAAGTCTTACCCTTGCAGTTGGTATAAGGCCAAGCGAATCCAACTAGATGGTGTTCATTACTGAAGTTGATACCAGCAAGAGCAACGGGACGTCGATATGGACTAACACCTGCAACATTCATGGGAACATTTCCTTATCATTTAGCATTTCGTCACGCTCTTCAGCAGTAACCTTATTAGACACTATACCATATATGGTGACAGAAATCAATAGAATTACCAAAATAAAAAGAATATTATCACTGTCCATAATTAATCACATTCACGAAATCAAGTTTCTGGTCTTCATCCCAGTCTTTAAGATAGACATTATCCTCGTCAAACATACGAAGATATTCTGCGCTAGTAATCTCACGAGTGGATGAAATCATCTCGTCGAGATGGAGTTGTGAGAACTCTTTGAAGTCATCGCCTACGCACATCGTTACCTCATCCTTAGCATCGGATGCACTGTTTGCCTCAACGACATATCGCATACGGAATACGCTAACTGTTTCTACAAGATATTTTGGCATTAGTCCAACTTTCCATCATATGTGCGCAACCATGGTTGCCCAGCGTTTACATTAATCTCTCGTTCTGTCTCGAAAAGCATCACACCTGCCTCTTGGAACATCTCACGAGTGACATCCCAATTGAATCCTTCGCCTTCGCGATTTGGTTTGTAACTGACTACCTTCGAAATACCATTTTGGATAATCGACTTAGCACACTCGTTACAAGGAAGGAGAGGCACATACATCGTGCAACCTTCTACGCTATGTGGTGCATTGTCAAGAGCATTGCGTTCAGCGTGACAAACAAACAGATGTTTAGTTGGGCGATCTTCATAACGCTTGACATCATCTTTAACTCCTCGAGGGAAACCATTGTATCCCATAGAGACGACACGCTTCTTATCATCTACGATGACTGCGCCTACTTTCGTGCGAGGGTCGTGTGACCACTCAGCGACGTGCTCGGCGAGGTCAAGAAATCGTTGTGACCATTTACTCACTATCATCTTCCCCGACGAAATCGTAGGGAACATCTTCGTCCTGCTTACGACCCATATAGTGGTCATCGCTTACGCAATAGAACTGTGCCTGTAGTTGACTATTGATAATGGTGCGAGTGACATCACCAGCAAAAGCAACGCATTGCTCTTTGTTTGCAGACTCGTAGACATCCTTTGCTACGAACTCACCCTCAGTGGTAAAAAGGAATACAATCAACCAATAACTCATACTATAACTCCCACAAGCAAAATACCAACGACGAAAGCATTTACTGCAATCAACGCTTTATCCTTCATAGCGAACCCAGCATAACCCCAGAGACCAGCACCAGCGATAGAGACCAGAAGATCTACTGTGTGATAATCAAATGCGCGACAGGTCGCAGCGACGACGACACATGCAGTTCCTGCCCATTTCACGGTTTCAAGGAACACGTTCTTTTTTACAACTTCACTCATGCGAATTCATCATCCTTCAAAACCATCACGCCACCAACAAGCATCATCAGAAAACCAACAATCATCTGGACGCCGAAAGCAACTGCGCTTGGGGGATCCCCCGCAACACAGTCAGCAGCAGCGCGACATTCGACGTAGAAATCTTCAGCGCCGATCGTACCAGCAACGAGGAGAAAACCAGCGAGGAGCAAAATATATTTCATAACAAATTCCTTTTCAAACTATAACTCATTCTACCCTAAAACGGAGATAAAGTCAAGCTTTAATTTCATCAAAACCAAACGTAGCACAACGGAACAGTTTTCCGTCTACCTCGAGGATGTCGCCTACTGACATCGAGGAGCAGGGACCGAGTTTCTCAACCGTAGCACCTTCCCAAAGATTCATGGCAGCGAATGCTTCTTCCATGTCAGCGGTATCAACGTTAGCAACGTGGGTATAATACTGGAAGTTCTCTGCCTTGAAGGGGACGGCAAACGAACGGGTGAAGTATGCCTGGATGCGGTCGCTAGTTTCGCCGTTGTTAACAGCAGTGATTTCAGCATCAGTCAGTTGAATTTGGTAAACCTTAATCATTTTCAATTCCTTTTCTTATTGTTACCATTCTACCCCAAAACGTGGTAAAAGTCAAGCCCCTAAATGAAAATAATTGCTTTTTTTTGATTTAAATTTTAAATTGGGCGAGGCAATCATCGTAAGATTCTCGCATTCCTCCTACTTGGAAGAATATCCTTTGTGCTTTGTTATCTGGCAACCCATGCACGATGGAGGTGTTGATCAGTGTCGCTTCGCTGGAATAATCATAGTTGCAGACCTCGACGTCATTCTCATACCAGACGATAGGAGCATGAAACGTTACAAGAGGTATGGATATTACTGCAGTTCTAGTGTCAGTGTGTTGCGGGAGTTTGCCCTCTACAAAGGATACCTGACTCCACTGGTATACGTGATTCGGATCACTATACGGAGATTCTGGGACAAATAGGTCACTAATCTTCTTGAAGAGTTGGTGTTCTCTGTAGTCTTCAGTTGCATCTCGGAGAAAATATTGAGAGTATTGTTCAATCGTATGACCCTGGACTACGTAATGATATGCCTGCGACTGATAGTTGTGTGACAGAAAATTCATAAATCTCCAATCAGTGCTGTCTAGTGCCAACCCGAGTGGTTTATAATAAGGGTACATGCTAATATACTCTCATCTTTTTGATAAATTCTTTCATAGTCTCATAGTCAGAAGAAGCCTTAACATTCAACACCAACATGGTGCAGTCATCGACATATGAGAACAAAGAATGTGCTTTGGTGGTATTCATAAAATACGTGGTCCCTTCTCTCAGTTGCACAACCTTACCATCAAAAATCCAAGACATGCTTGACGAGTGAAAATTGTAGAATGGTACGACGATTCTAAACATGTCATTAGGCAGACCGAAATTGTGGTCTCTGTGTGGCGGGAAAAAACCACCCTTGTCTAACCGCAGGAAATGTGACCGACCCAAGTCTTCTCCGAAAAAATTTAACAGTTCATTTACTTCAGGTATCTCGCATGACAAAGGTGTGCGAGTTTTAAAATCAGAATCACGATGTATTATACCAGTTTCGTTATAATATTCTCCCAAACTTTCAAGATCCGGAACACCTGAGTATCCGCCATCTAAACTGGTCATCGATAATCCGTAACGATTGTACCCCTGTTTATATGTGTTGTATTGCTTCCATTCTGGATGCCCGAGAATAAGATCTCTATACTTGTTTACGGGAATATTTGGAAATCCCAGTTCTATTATATCTCCATATGAGATTACGAATTCAGTTAGTGGGTTCATTTAATTAGTTCCTGGATCTATTTTGCCGAGTTGATCAAACGCCCACTGTCTTTCCCTACAATGGTAGCACCTGCCGCATCTGCCATATGTTTGCTGCGTGCAAGTATGAGATATCTCAAGCAATCTTTCGGTACCATGCATAAAATGTAAATCAATTGTATGCGATTTCATCAATTCATTGAACGGCATGCCCAGATATTCCGGAAATGGATTTGTATCTACTCTATACGGTTTTTCTTCTGGAGTAAGGATCAACTCGGACGTTTCTCTATTGTCCGCTAGATAAACAAACAGTTTCCCACCCGCTGCATATTCGTCGAATACTGCACGAACGCTTTGTTGAATTTGTTGTGAGTGGTGTAGTTCTTGGACGTTTTCTGCACCAAAAATAGTAGGCGCAGGTAAGTTTATATCCAGCATCTCATTTATGGCAGCGACTATTCCAGGCGAGTGCACCTCTGCACCATCTGTCTTGGGCACCGTAAAGATATACTTTATTTCATCGACACTACGACCCTTCTTGATCAATTCTGAACAAATCATATACAATAAAATAGAACTGTCTGCCCCGCTACTCAACATAATCGCAAGGTGTCGGTTTTCGGGTAAAGGTAAAACGAAAGAACGTCTATCCTCCGTCGGTCCACAAGTAAATACTGAGAAAAAAGAAGTATCAATCATGCGGTTTCTCCCCGCAATTGCTGGAATTTGTCAACTTTAGCATTACATTTTTTCCTTATGTTTCAACATAATCTAACTTTTTCTTTTTATAATCTTCAATGAATGCAACTTTCGTATACTCCGAGGGACGAATACCGCCAAGTTGTCGAAACGATTTCATCATATCCTCATCAGTTTTTCCATCTACATACCAATCATCCATTCTCCAATGGTCGACTCCGTAATCTAAATAAGAATCATTCGCCCAGAAATTTTTGATGACCCATAGCACAACGTCCCTTTCTGTCAACCCTGTATTACTTTGCCATCTATTAAATAGGACTGATTCATCCATGTGTCGCATAAACAATCTTACCTGATTTTTCATCTCGGGTTCAATCTGATTACTCTGGAATATAGGTAGTAATTCAGGATCATCCTCTGACAATTGATGCCCCTTGATGTCTATTAATTTATATCCCTGTTTTTCGTACTGCGTTGACAATACGCTAGGACTGGTATTCTCTAACGTATTACTAGGAATAACCAATGGATGTATAAGTACGTTGTTGGTTTTCCAGTGTTCTTCGCACCATTTTAGAGTCTCACCCATTGTCTCTTCTGTGTCATACGGTAGTCCTGCGATGAGACTGATTGAACCTCTGTAATACCCATTATGCTTTAGAAAGTATGCTTTGGTATCTAGAAGTACTTGTTTAATTTTATCGCTGTCCATACCCTTACCGATTGCAGCAGCACTTGGGCGATTAAATGATTCTATACCATAAAATTGTCCGTTAAACTGCATGCGAGCTAAATGCTCTATGTCGCCTGGACGAGTGTGTAACAGATCGGCACGAATATAACCGCCAAACAATGGTTTGAAGGAAAACTTTTCAACTTTATCTGCATATTTGATTATCTTATTGGTATAATCATTGAAAGTTTCATCTGCAATAGAATATCTGTATAACCCCCAGTTGTCATAATTTCGTATAAGATTGTCGCTAAAATCTTCTGCATCACGAGTATGATCATCCTTTACTCCCAGTACAGGATACGTGCAGAATGAACATTTGAACCGACACCCTCTGGATGTTTCTATGGTTGTATGCTCAAATGGTTGCATGAAATCACGGTTTTCATAATCAACAGATAAATTACGCATAGGAAATGCAGGATAGTGTGCAATAGCATCGACAACTTTTCTCTTGTCCCCCTCCTTGTTAATGACTTCTTCTGTCCACTTAGCAGTGCCTTTCAAAATCTCAAGCATGGCATGTTCACCATATCCTGTTACCATGTAGTCAGCAGGAATTAAATGTATGTTATGAAACTGCGTTGATCCAGTAATGATAGTAACGTCTGGATAAGTTTGCTTCAACCATGTAAAACAGCGATATAATGTCTCTGTGTTCATTCTAAACAATGCACCCAATCCAACAAATTTGAACGACGGTGACATTCGTGAACGTATCAACTGTTGAAATTCGCGAAATGTCCAAGAAGGAGCAAAATCAACAACCTCGACAGAGAGACCATTTTGACGCAAGAATGATGCAATTCTGTGCGCTCCTGCGCTTCGGCGAACGGAACTATAACTGATTGTTGCATCCTGCCGACGAAAACCCTTACTGTCCGTTGAAGGAGTTTCATCTATATTGATCATACCACCAAAGATAATGCCATCAAGCATCAATCCACCTCGCATCTTCTAGAATTTTCTTAAACTGTTCTTTATAGTGTTCATTCCAAATCATATACAACATCCATTGTTTTGTATAGTTAATTTTAAACGGTCCATTGTCGGGTAATGTATATGGGTGTATTCTGAAGTTTGGTTTTCCAAAATGCTTCCCGTCCTCGTAGTAATACTTAGGATAATTCACAGGATCGTTTATTGCCAGATATCTAAGTAATCTCTTGTTAAATTCATTGGCAGTATTGATTGCTCCATACCTTCCTGCTTCGATGCTACGATCTATTGCTATCGTATGAATGTCACCGTGTGCTCTTGCGAGTTGCATTCCTGGAATAGTATAACTACGCGAACTCAAATGTGTCATGTGAGAATCTATGTTCGATTCATGATATCCACCTCCACAAAGTATTTTACCATCTCTTCGGTAGAGAATATATCCATTTCCAAGTCCATCATATCTCTTTTGAACATACAACGCATGTAGAAACGAAGATCGAGTATTCTCCCAATTAACGGGACTCATGTTTGTTGCTCCAGGTCTTGTATCATCTATTGCATGGTTACAGAATGGCAACAACTGATCAATGGGATATGTGCTGTCTATCTGTTCAAACATTACCCAATCTCCGCATAATGACATTTTCTACAAATCTCATCTCTGGCGCGAACGATTACCTCAGCATGTGTTTCGGACACCCATATATCACTCAGAGAAGATTTCGAAAGGTCTCCGAAAACATACTCCATGTTGTAATCATTGCAGCAAAGAAAAGTTTCTCCCAAAGAATTTATATGAATCCATTCAGTAGTTCTATCCGTCTTAACATCTTCAAATCCCCGACAACCTATGACAGTGCCAGTTTTTAATCTCTCTTCGATCGAAGGTTGGTTTGAAATTAAAGACGACAACAATCCTGCTCTATCATGCAGCACGTATTCCTTGTATGGGATGAAGTTCTTAAACTTTCTCTTGGCAAATTTGTACGCCTGGAAACGTTCTCCCTTTACTGGATGCATATCAATTTGCAGGTTATTTAATTCCTCGCCTCTGTGAATGTCATTATCCCAGACCTTATCGTCGACCCCATTAATCAGTATGATCAAATTATCAAAGTCTGCCAGTTCTGTATCTGCATATTCTAAATTTGCTATCAATCTATCGTATTGATTGACATGCAACCCAGAACGACTTGCCCAAGTTTCTGGTTCGAATGATGGGATGTTCAGTATAATCTCAGAGATAACATCCTTATTAGACTTGATCATGTCTATCTTTTTGGGAGTAAGATTAATCCCATTGCTGAAAATGGTAGTGGTGAAGTTATACTTGCGAAGTAACTCCAGAAATTCTTCGAGATACCTATACAATAACACCTCACCGTAGTGTGCAGTGTAGATGTTTCTCATTGAGAGAGATACAACTCCACTCTCGTCGTTACGATGCGATGCCAAATCGGCAAGAATCTTTTCTACTAGATCTAGAGGCATGTGCACCCTTGTTCGCTCAGGCTGTGGGATATATTTTACTGGACAATACCAGCATGCAGCATTACAGAACCCAAACAAGTCAAGTTGGACGTGTTGGATCTTTATGTCCCGTAAGTTCTGTAAAAGATTCATGATATAATATTAAGACGAATTCGTGCTTCTTCTAAATCTTCATTAAACAGGTCATCATAATTTTCTGCAAGTAAGAACTTAGCATTCTTCCCTCGTAGATATGCATGTTGGACCATCGACAGATTTTTGTATGTAAGACCATACTTCAACAAACCAAGCAGACATATCGCGATCCAACCAATTGATTTTGTTTGTGCAAACGAAAATGCAGCAAGGCAAATTTCGCCTGTATCATTTGCAGGATATCCTGTCAATGTATGCCAAGTGTCATGTGTGTCGCGATATCTGCGTGCCATCCAATTATACGGATGTTTCGCTTCGATCCATTTACTGTTGTTTGATTTTCTCCTGCTGAGTTTCAGCAGGATTTCTTGGTTTGGAAATAGTTTGTGGCATTCTCTACCAACAGACCCTTCTGGTCTCTCGGAAAGTGTCGGGAAATACTCGGAAATTTCTTCAGAGGAGTATGCTATCTCACCACCCGATTCAGTCTTCATTAACTGATCGAGACTCCAGCGTAATGATGGAGGATTTAATGCATGAAGGATCTCGAAAATGAAAATTGTATTCGCAGGATTTCTACGAAGTTTCTTAAATGCTTTGTATGCACGAAGATAGTCAATTTTGTATTCTAGACTCATTTACAATAACCTTCAATTCGCGAAGCACTTTCTTAATTTCAATTGGATTACTTAGGAAGGCATAGAAGTTTCCACTATCTTCCAAGTCATAGACATATAGATGCTCATCAGTAAGAACATAGTTTATGTCTGGATTATAGTATAATTTATATGATGCTACGACATCCTCTGAACCGAGAAATGTCTCGTCGAAATTGAAGGAATTGACAACTTTGTTAGAATACAGTAACATTCTATTTTGCAGAAGATTTGCCGCCAAAAATTTACCAAGTTCGATTAGGCGTAATCCATGCGAACCTTTTACGTTCGCGAACTTGTAGATATCAGCGCTGTTGAAGAATGCATTACCAGTGGTATTATTTCCATTATATGTCATAACTCCATCAATCAAACCAACCACATCAACATCGGGATTATCGTCCACGATCGTAGCGAGTTTGCTCAATGCATCAGGAGCGAGATAATCATCAGCATCGACTTGCATATAATAGTCATGCGGGCGAGATCGGAAAATCTCTAGAACAGAATTCTTTCCCCTCGCAGGTGTCCCGTTAGATTCAGTTACCAGAAACTCTACATTGTATTCCTCTGCAACAGATCTCGCTTGCTCTACAAATGAAAAATCGAGAGTGTTACATACCACAACCACATCACTGGTTTGAGGTAGAACACTCTCGATACAACGTTTTAATTTTTCAACATCCCTTGAAGTAAGGAGTGCAACCAATATGTTCATCCGATCAATGAACCTCCTGCTTTCTTCTTCGCCTTGGCAACTGCCTCTTGCGTCTTGACAGTCTTATGGTCTTTTTTACCATAGTCTTTGGCAAGGGGACTGTTGGGATTCGCGTCTGCAATTTTCGACATCACTTCCTTGAAGTGGTCTGGTGGTTTGACGCCATCACCTACACCACCGATAATATTCGGTGCAGTTATACCTTGGATAAGGTGTGGATTTTTCTCTAGAAACTCTTGTAATGCGTCAAATGAACCCCAGAAATCATCCTGAGGTTCACGTGTCTCTGCATCTAAAACTGTATATAAGGGCATTGTTATCGCTCTCTAATTAATACCAAAATGGTACGGAGTGACGGGCTCGAACCGCCGACATTCTGCGTGTAAAGCAGACGCTCTACCAACTGAGCTAACCCCGCACAACGTGGTCCGCTGCATGGGTGGCAGCGAACGAATCAGGTTTGACCTTGGCATCAATACCAGTCGAACCCTTAACGTATCCCAGTGCTTCTTTCACTGCGATATTACTCTTATACCTTGGATTTGGATTTAAGTCAAGGTGTATTTCCAATTTTCTTTGACCAACTACGTCTAAAATTGCAGTTGCTGCTTCAATAGCAAATCCTGCTTCAGTAATTAGACGTTGACGTAGATTGCCAAAGTCGCGCATCTCTACGTTTCTAGAGAATAAATTACCACCATGCTTAGAATCCTTGTGGAGAATAATAACAGTGGAATACTTAGCAAACCAAAGACCGTTGCGTTTGAATCGAATGGAGTCCGCACCTACATAAACAGATGACGTCTCGCTTGAATTTAGAATTGCTTGTCTTGCTTCATCATACATAGGTCACCTATTGAAAATTGGCGGCGGGTGGTAGGAATTGAACCTACTTCTCAAGGTTTTGGAGACCCGTGGATTACCGTTTTCCCTCACCCCCGTAATACTTATAAAATGGTCGGGAATGTAGGATTCGAACCTACGACCCCCTGCTCCCAAAGCAGGTGCGCTACCAGACTGCGCTAATCCCCGAAAGTCAAGTCGCACTGTGACGCCTGACCCCGTACTGCCCAGAAAAACAGTACGTCGTATATGGTACCCAAGATAGGATTCGAACCTACATCTTACTTCCAGTTACCTTTGGCTCCGTTCGTAGCGGAGAGGGATACTTGGGCAAAAATGGAGCGGGAGATCGGGATCGAACCGACGACGAACAGCTTGGAAGGCTGACACTCTACCACTGAGTTACACCCGCATTAAACTTATTTATATTGGCGACTCGTACGGGACTTGAACCCGTGGCCTCTAGCGTGACAGGCTAGCGATCTAACCAACTGATCTAACGAGCCTAAACTGGTGGACAGGGTTGGATTCGAACCAACGTAGCATTACTGCGGCAGATTTACAGTCTGCTGGTATTAACCACTCACCCACCTATCCAAAAATGGTGCTCCCGAACGGATTCGAACCGCTGACACGTGGTTCTTCAAACCACTGCTCTACCAACTGAGCTACAGGAGCATATAATGGTACGCCTAGAGGGACTCGAACCCCCACGCTTTCGCACTGGTACCTAAAACCAGCGTGTCTACCAATTCCACCATAGGCGCATAAAAGAGTGACCACCTAAGTGTGCCTTGATTGCTTACTTCGCGACGTTGCAATCTTCCCATGTGAAGAAATATATTGCAAATTATTTCCGCACAACTTCTCGAGGTTCAGCATAGGTGGTCTATATTGGTGGAGAATAACGGGATCGAACCGTTCACCTTCTGCGTGCAAGGCAGACGCTCTACCGAATGAGCTAATTCCCCGAATCTATAAAGCGAAGTGGGAGGATTCAGTTGTACCTCCATGACCCAGTCAATTACTATCTGTAATCTCGGTCAACGACTCGTTACTGGTTAAGAGGAGTACCACTCCCCGAGTCTACATTATCCCCACTGACGAGGGGATTATTCAGTCACACTTCTTACGCCGACCGTCGCCAGCGATATTTGGTTGCAGAGGTTGGATTTGAACCAACGATTTCCGGCTTATGAGACCAGCGAGGACGACCAGACTCCTCTACTCCGCGATAAACTGGCTCCCTAAGATGGATTCGAACCACCGACCAATTGATTAACAGTCAACTGCGCTACCGCTGCGCCATTAGGGAATAAGAATGGTGCCCCCAGTACGATTCGAACGCACGACCTGATGATTACAAATCAACTGCTCTACCAACTGAGCTATAAGGGCAAAACTTATTTAAAGAACACACTATATGCCTATTGACACGCATCTTAAGCGGGACTCACAATAATGTGCTCATTAAATAAGTCTCGAAAGACTTATTTTATTATAACAATGTCAAAGAGCAGGAACTTTATTTATACATTCTACTACAATTTTTGTAGAAAGTCAACACTTATTTTCATTTTTACCAAAATAATTTGGTAGGGTCGGTGGGACTCGAACCCACACTGGAGGGATTTTAAGTCCCTTGTCTCTGCCTTTGGACTACGACCCCATGGGGTGGAAGACGGGACTCGAACCCGCGACATTCGGCATCACAAGCCGACGCTCTAACCAACTGAGCTACAACCACCATGGCGGAACATCAGGGAGTCGAACCCTGTCTACCCTTTACAGGTAGTACGCATTAGCAGTGCGCTGCATTACCGTCCTGCCCATGTTCCAAACCTGGAGCGCCGAGTCGGATTCGAACCGACGACTGGAAGGATTTGCAGTCCTTTGCATTTGACCACTCTGCCATCGGCGCTTGGTACCAGCAGTAGGTAACGCTCCTACCAAACCAACCTTATGAGAGTCGGTCGGACACTTATCCTGCTGGCATTGGTGCGTCTAGTAGGCTCCGACCCTACGACCTCACGGTTATCAGCCGTGTGCTCTACCAACTGAGCTATAGACGCATTAACTCTACTTCGAATCTGCCTGCGGAGTTACTGCCGCATCTAGAGGTTTTTCTGCTGCTTCTTCTGTTGCATTTGCTGTAGCAAGTGCTTCATCTGCTGCAGGACCAGCAGCTTCTGCAACTGATGGCGTTTCTGCGCTGGGAGCACATGCTGCTGTAAGTGCTACAACTGCTGCTGCCATAAAAGTCTTGATATTCATATTATTACTTCCTTCGTTAATAGAGTTTGAGAGACTAACCGTGATCTCTCGCGTGCTTATTAAGTAGCAACCCTAACTGGTGGACACTCTGGGGCTTGAACCCAGGACCTACAGGTTAAAAGCCCGTTGCTCTACCTACTGAGCTAAGTGTCCGAAACTGGTAGACCCTGTTGGATTCGAACCAACGACCTGCGGATTAAGAGTCCGATGCTCTACCGACTGAGCTAAGGGTCCATAAACTGGTAGACGAGGAGGGACTCGAACCCCCAACCAAACCGTTATGAGCGGTCGGCTCTAACCATTGAGCTACTCGTCTAGATGTAGATTCGATGCTCGAAATCCGGATTCACATGAGCGCCAACTACTTGACGCACGATGTAATAATAATCGATGAACCGATCACCGTCACGAGTATACACACCATGGGCATTCCGTGCTTCATCTTCCGACGCATACACGCCAAGGAGCACAGAACCTGCCATATCGAACTCACCTAGTAATGCAAAAACTTCCATAACAATTTCCTTTCAAACTATACACACAGTATACCCCAGATTTAAGAAAAAGTCAAGCCCCTATTTTGCATTTTATCAAATTATTTTTTGGTGACCCCTACGGGATTCGAACCCGTGATCTTCGCCGTGAAAGGGCGATGTCCTAGACCGCTAGACGAAGGGGCCAACTGGCGGAGAGGGTGGGATTCGAACCCACGGTACCTTGCAGTACGCTAGTTTTCAAGACTAGAGCAATCGACCACTCTGCCACCTCTCCTAAACGTTAGAGACCAATCGCGGTACGATATGTCTCTAGAATCATATCTTCTTCTTGCCGAATATGCGCTTCCTTTTTACGGAGACGAATAATCTGGCGAGTCGCTTTAGCATCGTAACCTTCGCCTTTCAACTCAGAATAGACTTCCTTACGATCTGCCTTCCTAGCATCAAGATCCGCTTCGATATTTTCGATGCGCTCGATGAAGAGGCGATACTTATCAACTGCAATAATGTCACTCATAATATTCTCCTACAAAATGGATGCCCCGTCAGGTCTCGAACCTGAACTCTTCTGAATCAAAATCAGACGTGTTGCCAATTACACCACGGGGCAAGAACCTCAATAACAAAACCAATATACTATAGATTTATAAAATAGTCAACACTTTTCTTCAAACTATTTGTATGGGTCGTAATTTCTTCCCCATAACCATCCACTCGGTAGACTGAACGATCTTGGGTCGACCAGATGCGTCTTACCACTAGGTTCAACACACCACCTTCGCACCCGCATACTTTGCATAAGACTCATCTTGCGACGAGTCTCGTAGGAGTGCCTCCGATTATACATCGGATTATTCTCTCCCCGACGAGTTCCCTTCATCGTCCTGCTAATCTTTGCTCGATGCTCGTCTGACAATCCATTGGCATTTGGGTTTTTACTACCCTTCTTTGCCTCGGCAATTTTCTCTCTGCCTTCTGGAGTGTGCAATCTATTTCGTCGGCGAGTTACCTTGTCAACGACTTTAGAGATCTTTTGTTGCTTAGAAGCAGTTTCGCGAATCAACTCAATGTTGGTTGTCTGTAGAATCAGTTCGCGAGGTTTTGGGACGATTGTTGGATCTTTTACGATCCACAGTTCCGTTTTATGTTGAAAGAGGTAAAACCTCATTTACAATGCCTTTATCAATCAACGTCAAATCATGTTCCCGATCAATGTATTTAAACTCTACATGGTCTGGATCAAATTCCTGTAGCGCCTCGAAGACATCCTTCGTATTTAGCGCCGAGCACGTATACACATCCAGTTGCATGAGAGCAGGAGAAACCTCATCCCAAACATGCATAGCAATATGCGATGTTTCGATAATAGTAACTGCAGTCAAACCACGATTGCCTTCCATGTCACTGTAAACAGCATATGGACCCATTAGTATCTTCATACCAATTTTATCAACCAGAGTCTTCATCCAGTCCTGGATTGCCTCTGCGCATTGTGGTGGATTCTTCAATTCAGCTCTGATAATCAGATGTTTATGCTCAAGAATTTGCCCCATCGATGTTCCTTCTTCGTAGGTGCTGGAAAGATCTTATTTATAAGACCGACAAAGACTTTTTTGCTCGAGACTGCTTCTTAACCTCTGGTTTCTTCCATCCAGGAAGGAATGATTCTAGCACATCTGCTAATGTAGGATACTTATCGAGGAGTTTCTGGTCCTTGACAAGATCGAGCAGTTCTACCTCAGTAGCTACTACGCCCTGACAGATCTGCATCCAGAGTTCTTCCCTACGCCACTGACCGAGATTCTTTGCGCTTCCATCTGGTAGCAGAGTTAGAAGACGACGAAACTCCTGTGTGATGGTGGTGTCGCCCATATTTTCGGGGAGACCTTCATCCTTAAAGGGAGTCTTACCTTCTGGTAGATTCCATGGACCTTGTTCGTAACCCACACCCCATGCAATAAATCGCATAAGAATAGAGTTGCCGACTGAGATTGCACCAACACGTGCGGAAAGTTCTTCTGTTGTTTTTGCTTCAACTGCCCAGTCAAGAGCCTCGTTGATTTGCCTAAATTTCTTGGGTACTATTGCCATTTAAAATTCATCCACTAGTTCAATCAATTGTGTCATACGATTAGCGATAAAGTAGTTCAATAGACCAGAACGGTCGCCACCCTTCTGCATCTCGTAACTATCTATAATACTTTCCTTAATATCTTCAGGAATTCTTGATAGATCAACCAGTTCGCGGTTGCGCTGGTAGTTGCGCCACATTTCATCACTGTTGATAAACTCTTCTGGTTTCTGAGTTTTCCATTCAGCGAGTTTATCTTTACGAATAGGACGCTGACGGTCACCATTGATGAAAGTGTCATCACAGGAAAGGATATTCGGAACACCGTCACCCTTATCGCCCATGATAATATGTTCCATGAGCACTGCTTCAGGTGATTCCTTCAACTTACAGAACTTCTTTTGAACAGGAGCATACTGTTTAACATTGTTCCACTTCTGCAGTTGCTGGAAGTCATGGTCACCAGAAAGAATAAGGAAAGGTTCAGCACTAGGCATGAGACCATCAGTGTTCATAGTCTGACTATACTCGGCGAGCACTGCGATAACATCATCTGCCTCAGCACCATCAACGTCGATTACAGGATAAGGGAAATGCTCTGTGAGTTCGGAGCGAACAAGGTGTAGCGCCTCGAAGATAGAGTTCCAGTCGAATCCACTTTCATCACGCGACTTCTTACGGTTTGCCTTGTAGTTCGGGAAATACTGACGACGCCAGTAGTGACGATTGTCACAGGCGATAACCATATCGCCAAACTCAGGACCAAACTTCTTACGATATGACCGAAGCGCATTGATAATCATGTGACGAACGAGAGGGATGTTTACCTCAACGTCACGACGACCCGCCAAATTTGCCATCAGACTGCTGATTGCAGTCTGGTTATAATCTACAACAATCACGTTTCATCATTCCCATCATTTAATTTTGTATCAAGTGCATTACGAATATCAGTTAGTAGATACGTTTCAGGCGTATCAATCCCACG